CACGATCCACGTGTACACCCGCAACATCTGCTCATCGCTGAGCATCGTCGGTCGACCCCCCGCAAACTTCGTCGACAACGCCTCCAACCCACCCTCACGGAACGCCTTGCGCCACGCGAACACCGACCCACGACTGACCCCGAGCGCCTCAGCGACAGCCTCAGCCCGCCACCCGCTCTCCATCAACTGGACAGCACGAACACGTTCCTCATGCGTAGCTCTACGGCCATTCCTCGCTATCCGGTCATTCTCCCACGACCAACATGGACAGTCCAGAAACCTGTGAACTGGTTAGTAACTCGAGGGTTCTCTACCTTCAGCAGCTGGTGAAATGGTTCACCCAGGCTGGCAGTTGCTCAGACGGGAGGAACACCTGGAGGTCCCCGACCGTCTGAGTCGCCGTGCCCCGCACCTCATACGCACTCCCGACGCTAATCGGGGTGCAGTCAGACAGCAGGGCGTGAAGCAGCTCCAAGGTGATGGCATCAACCCGGCCATGGAGTCGGGCTGTGTGCATCAAGGCAAGCAGGCTCTGCCGACGGGTTTCCGGATTCGGCGACCGTAACCCTCGGGCAACCCTGGACAGGACCGCGTCCGTGTCGGGGTTGTTGTGAACCAGAGCGATCAGCGCGACCCCGACGTGCTCTTCCCCTCGGTCGAAGGCCGCGTCGACATCCCCGGGCTCCCGACAGCGGTTGAGGTTGCCACCCTGCTCCCAGTCAAAATCGACGGACTCGGCGTCATCGTCCTTCGAGGCGCCCGCAGCTGCATAGATCACCCGTTGAGTATCGGCCGACCGGCACCTCACCGCCAACCAGTACCCAGGTCAGGGGTTTAGGTCGGCCCACTGCGCCTGCGCCAGCAGACCCCCACGCTCCAGCCGGTGAGCAATCTCGGTCTTCGTGGCCGCGTCCAGCGTCTCGGGCAGGCCCTCGAATGAGGTGGGCAAGATATCTAGCAGGGAAAAGACCTGCTGGCCGTCTCGCACTGTCACCACCACCAACGGGTGTGGCTGGGTCGGCAGGACTACTGCCGCTGGGAGGGCGGTGCCTCATAGCGGGGCGCTGCCGGCGTACCGAGCAGGACACCCAGCCGCGGCCAGCGTGCCTCGGCCACCCGGACGAGGGCGTAGTAGCCGGCCATCGCCAGCGCGACCACCCCGGCAGTGAGCGCGGTTCCCGAGTCGGCGTCGAGGACGATGCCCGCCGTCGAGGCGAGCCACGCGAGGGCAGCGCCGACGGCGGCGGGGACAGCGGTACGGATCAGGCTGATCAGGTAGTCGTGCGTCATTTGGGGGTCCTCTCGGTGGTGGTGGTGTCGGCGCCGGTGGCGGCGGCGATCGCGTCCACCTGGTCCTTGATCGAGCCGCCGCCGTTGGGTCGCAGCTCCTCCAGGGCGTCCAGGCGGCACTCGATTCGGCCGACTCGGGCCATGAGCCCCGGGCGGCCGTCGAGCAGGCCGGGGCGGGGTGGCTCGCCCAGCATGTCGTCAACGAGCCGGGACACCCGGCGCGCACCTAGGACGACCTTGTGCAGTACTTGGGCGGCGGCGCCGATGGCGACGATCGCCGCCGCCACATACAGCAGCGCCTCCACGTCTCGGCCCTACCGGATCGGGTTGCGGAATGCGGCGTCCCACGTCTTACGGCCCAGCAGCCCATCGCGGGTGAGGCCCTGGTCCGCCTGGAATGCCTTGATCAGCTCCTGGTACTCCGGCCCGTACAGGCCATCGGCGCCGGTCTTGCGCAGGTACCGCTTGCCCTTGCCGGCGGGCCAGCCTCGGCGGGTGAGCTGTTTGGTCCACGTGGCGAGCCACTGCCGGTCGGATTTGCCCGCGAATCGGCGGCGGTAGTAGCCCGACACCGACCTGTCACCCCCGGAGCGCGGGCCGAAGTAGTGCCCGGTTGGGAGCGGGAACGCCACCACCGGCCCGGGAGCCGGCCGCACCGGCGCCGGGGCCGGCACGCCGAGCTGGTCCAGCCGCCAGTCCGTGCCCCGCACCGTGTCGGCGGCCTGGGTAAAGTCCGAATTCACGTGACAGTGGGTCGTGTGCCGGTTCGAGCCGGTGTACGCGTGGGTGGCGAAGTTGTGCCGGCGGTGCCAGATGTGGCCCTGGTAGATGATGTACCGCACCCACCACAGGGCGCCGGAGCGCGCCAGTGTCACCCACAGTTGCACGACCTGTTCCATCGTGGCCCCGCCGGGGTCGCGTAGGTCGGCGTCGAAGTCTCGGGCCCGTACCTCGTCGAGCTGGTCGCCGTCGCGGTACTCGGGTCGGCCGGTCCGGTCCGGGTTGTGGCTTGACGGGTAGCTCTGGTGGGCGGTGTCGCCGATCGCACCGTCCGACCTGGTGTCCCGCCCCGGAAACCGCCTGTTGAGCTGGTCTCGGGCCTCATCCAGGTTCGGTACTACTGTCCATGCCATTGGTGTTCACCTCCATGATTGGCCAGTCGGTCTGCTCGGGGTCGTCCCACGGGTCCGGGAGTTGAATCCCAATGTGCTGCTCCGGCTCCTCGGCGGCCGGGTGCGGAGTGGTCGCGGCCATCTATTCCTCCTAGTTGATGTAGGTTGCGGTCAGGCGCAGATTTGTGCCCGCCTCGATATCACCGCCAGCCGCACGTGCCTCGACCACCCCGTTGGACGCGTGGATGATGCCCGTTACGGAAAAGTAGCCGTTATCGCCGGACCACATGGTTGATGACCCCGTCGGCCCCCACCATGAGGGCAGCGTCCCAAGCTCGCGGTCCGGCAAATTCCCATTCGAGCTCAGGTCACTCGCCGTATCGAATGCTAAATGCACGACGAGTACGCAGACTCCGGCCGTACGACGGAGTTGGAAATTCAGTAGGGTTAAACCACTACCGGCGACAAACCCGGTTGATATCTCTTCGTAGTGCGACCCGTTTAGCCGGGCTGGCGTAAGTAACTGGCCAGACGCTATTAGCTCAGGCAATTTCGTCTCCTGTCCGGTTAGAGCGGTGTGACGGCCGGCGCCCAGACCTGCACCTCCGTGCCGTCCGGCCACGCCCTACTCACCCCGTTGACGGCCCGGGCGGACAGGGTCACGGTCTGGGTGAGTCCGGTGCCGGTGATTCCGGTCGCGGTTACACGCTCCCCGCCGATCCGGAGATCCATCGGGAAGTCCGCGGGATCCACGCTCCAGGCGCCGTTCTCGGCCGTAGATGTCAGAGTGAGTGACAGTGCGTCAGCATCGACGCCCGCGATGGTGGAGCCGTCCGCCGGGACACGCTGCGGGCCGTCGGCGACGGCGACGTTCCACCGGTCCGCCGGCTCGGTGGCAAGCTCGACCGTCCAGCGGCGTCGGCCGGTGATCGTCTCGCGTGCGTGCACGAGGGTCTGGTCGATCGTGTCGGTTGTCGCCGTCCCGGGGGCGTTGATCACCTGCACCCGGGAGCCGGGCTGGCAGGTCACCCAGTCCGCGGTCAGCTCACGGCCGGAGTGGGTGTGCAGCGGCACGGTGAGGCGATACCGGGTGCCCGCCTGCCCATACATCCATAGCCGCCAATTGGCGTGATGCTGCAGTTGGTTGTCCGACGCCAGGCTGAGACGGGGGCTCGACGGAATCTGGCCTCGTTGGGTGATTGAGTCCTCGTCGGCGGCGACCGCGCTGGAGCCACCGATGCGTGTGACCGTCCAGTGATTACGCAGCTGCTGGTCGTTGGCGGCCGGGGTGAGCTGGCCGCCGAGCTGCCGGTCGGCGGCATCGACGGTCAGAGCCGGCGGGGCGTTGTATCGGGACCAGCGAGGCAGGTACGCCAACCCGTGTCCGGACTCGTAGATGATGCCGAGGTCGACCTGCTCGCACTGCTGGTACAGGTCGAGTGGGGTGCTGTCTGGCTGCACGCCCATCGCAGTCCCGCCCTCATCGGGGACTGTCGGCACCGACAGTGCGACGCCCTCCTCTGCGCACAGCCGGGCCAGCCGCAGGTGCGCCCGCTCGCCCGGGTGGGCGTTCACCCGCGAGTACGTGAGTGGCGACGTCGCGCTGTCCCACACCCGCAGATGCCCCACGACGAAATCGAGCCCGATAGACGCGAAGACGCGTTGGTCGGGGTTTAGCGCGATGGCATCGATCCGGCCCAGGTTGCCGGAGACGGTCACCGACCCTACGGTCGACCAACCCCACATGACTGTCACGTCGATGGACCCACCATTCTGGACGGCGGATACCCTGAGAGTGGAGGGCCCGACGTACCGTGTCGGCACACTCCAGACGACGGTCGGCGACCCTGACGCGGTGTAGGCCACCAGATAGGTGCCGTAGACCTCGTTGTAGTCGTCGACCCAATCCCAGCGCGTGAACGTCGCCCCGGTGGCGGGGGTGGTCCATCGCAGCAGGACAACCTCGCCCACCGGGTTGCCGGTCTGCCAGAACGCCTCCAGCGTCCAGGCGACAGGGCTGCTGGTTCCGGCCGGCGCCTGACCGGACAGGGAGCCGCCGTCGGTCAGTAGCGGTAGGGGTTTGGTGCCCCAACGTTGGGTGCCCCCGACGGTGATGTCCACGCCCCCGGCGGCGAACTTCACGTTCCCGTCTGCTCGCATCGGCGCTATGCCGCGGATGCCGGATGCCGCCCCCGTCGCGTCGGCCTCGTCCTCGCACGGCCAGTAGGCCAGCAGTCCGTCACTGGCGGCGAGTATTGTCCGGTTCATCGGTGATCGGGTTGGAGGGGATCCGCGGCCCAGCCGTCCGAGATCGCCCACCGACTCGATGCGTGTCACTGCGAGTTTGCCGGAGCTGCCCGGCCAGGTCACCGACCAGTTCCGCACGTAGCCGGAGTGACGGTTACGCCATCCGGCCCCGTCGCCGAGGTCTATGTCCACACTGATTGGTGTCCACGTTTGCACGTGCGGCCAGTACGGAGACGCCGCGTGCCCGGCGGTGAACCGGCCGTCGTTGTTGCGTAGCGTCAGCGCGCATGTCGACGACTCGGGCCGGGTAGCGCTGGACTGGCGCCCCCACTCCAGCTCGATCGGATCCGATGCCCGCCAGTAGGCGGTCAGGTCTGTCCATGACCAGGTGGCGGGGTCGGCGGACAGGTCAGCGCCGAAAGCGGCGCGGAGCCGCACGCCGAGCGGGTCACCGTCAGCCCAGCCCATACCGCCTCCTACTGGTCACTGCCGATAACTTCCTGCACGTTGCCGCCACGCAGGGCCACTTGCTCCCGCAGCACCAGGACCAGATCCCCGCCGCGAGCGCGAAGTTCCCCGGTGAGCAGCAGCCGTATCAACCCGGCCGCTGCTGCCGACCCCGACGTGAGGGGTTGGATCGTGGCCCCGCGGTTGAGATACGCCAGCTCGGGCCCGCGTTCGCCGACTACGGCGAGACCTGGCGCGAGAGCAGTACCGCCCTTCGCCAGGTACGGAATGTTCGGGGTAGACAAGGTCGCGCCACCCCACACCTGACCCAGACCCGGAACGCTAACGCCCGGAATGCGGAAGGACAGCCGGTTCCATTTGCCGATAATCCAGTTCAGGGCGCTCTTGAAAGCGGCCTTGAGCCCGTCGAAAAGTCCCCGCGTCGCCCGTCCAACCCGCCCGGGAAGCCCGGTCACCCAACGCAGCCACGCGGAGCCCTTATCGACAATCCAGTCGAAGACAACACGTGCGAGTTCACCGACCTTGCGCCAGGTCCCCGAAAACAACGACCACCACGTCCGCGCCCCCGCAACGAGCATCCCTATCGCCCATTCCCAGCCGCCAACGATCCAGTTCAACACCCATTCGACTGCCGCCTTGATACCACCCCACGCGGCCTGCCATAGATCCTGAAACCACGTCGTTTTCGTCGCAATCCACACGATCGCAGCAACAAGGGCGATAGTGCCCAGCACGATCCACGTGATAGGACTGAGGGCCATCACCACGTTGAGGGCCGTCTGCACCGCCACCCACGCCTTGGTGACCACGATGATCGTGCCGATCACCCCGGCGAGGATTCCCAGCCCGGTCGCCAGCGGCACCACCCAATCACTGTTTCGAGACAGCCAACCGAATGTAGCCTCAATGAACGGCACGGCTCGTTCGAGCGTTTCAACCAACGCGAACTGGGCCTGCCGCTTGAACGACAGGAGCCGCTGGCTGATGTCGTCTTCGAGGGCGGAGCCGGCCTTATCGCTGGCCCCCGCCACACCGTCGAGGCCATCGCCTACCGCCGCCAGGTTGTGCAGGAAGTCAGGGATATCTGCGACGTTGAGATCCTCTAAGGGGGTGCCGAATAGGGCGATTGCGGTGTTTGCCTGCTCGGTAGGATCTTCGATCGATAACAGGCCGGCCGTGATCTTCTGGAAAGCTGCGTGTGCGGTGTCACCGCCTGCGAGGATTTGATCGGACATCGCTTCGGCGTTCAACCCGATCGCCTTGTATGCACCCACCGAGGCGGACGACATGTCAGTGGCCCGGATGGTGAGTTCCTTCAGCGCGTCGCCGGTCTTGTCGATGCCGAACCTGCCCTTTTTGCTGGCGGCTGCCAGTAGCGCGAATGCTTGCTCCCCGTCGAAACCCAGCGTCCGGAAGAACTGGCTGTATTCAGTGCCGGCCTCGAGCACGTCCTCACGCAAGGCTGCGGGCACTCGGGCAGACGCAGCGGCGATCAGGTCCATGGCGTGGTCGGCGTCCTGCGCTAACCCTGAACCGATGAGCGTGGACGCGTGTTGGGCGGCCGTGGCGACATCGGTACCCCACGCGGACGCGTACGCCTGCACCTTGACGGTCATCCGCTCGATCGCACCGGCGTCGTCTACCGCCGCCAGGTGCGAGGAGACAACCGCCTGCGCGGCCTCCATCGCTTCCCCTGCTGAGTTACCGAAACCGCGGGCGTACACCCGTCCGGCGGCCTCGCCGATTAACTGCGCCAGCGCCGGATCGCCCACCCGGGCGGCGAGCCTCGCGCGGGCGGCGTCAAGTTGCAGGCCACCGAGCAAGCCGGCGCCAATTCCTGCGGCGAGCGCGGCGCCGACCGCTGGGCTGATCTGGCGGGCACTGTGGCCCATCTGCCGCAGCTTGCCCTCGGCACCCTTGATGCCCTGTTCGAGCCGGCTGTCGTCGATCTTGAGGTAGGCAACCAACTCACCGAGCTTTAGCGCCATGTTCGTCACCTCCTGACTGGACATCGGTCGATAAGGTGCGCGAGGTCACACCCTGCGATTTGGAGAGGACAGCTATGAGGGCACGTCACCTGCTGGCCGCAGCCGTATTGGTCGCCGCGTTAGCTGGCTGTGGCAGCGCCGAAGAGGCGCCCGAGCCGGTATCGGCTTCACCCGCAGCCGATGCCACTACCGAGCCCGCACACGACTCCGGCATCCCCCCTGAGCCCGACAAAGGAAGCTGGGATGCGTACATCGCCGAGTTGAAGAAGATCGACCCTGCGATCGTCGGAGACAAGGACGAGAAGACTCTGATTGACCGAGGTCGTAACCAGTGCAGCAGCGTAAAGCAGTCGCCGGACGATCAATCTAAGCTTGTCGAGTTGACGAACCTACGGTTCACTGCACCCGATCATCCTGAGGGGTTCGGCGAGGCGAAGGCCACGAAGATCCTTGCCGCAGTGCGTACGCACATCTGCCCGACTTACTGACCAGGCACCTCGGGGAGTTCGGGTTCAGGCGCGAAGGCCCGGTAAGTGCGGGTATCCGCGGCGAGCAGACCGAAGATGCGTGTCTGGAGCCACCGCCAGGACCGGGTCTGCATCAGGGTCCGGTCCTCTACGTCGATGCCGTACACGTCATGTAGGTCGGCCTCGATGAGCGCCCATCGGCTGAGCAGTTCTGACCAGCTCACCCGGCCTTCCGGCGTCGCCTGCTCTTGCGCCCTTGTGTCGGCGGGGATGTTGTACCACTCGTAGAGGCCGGTGCCGGGGTCGCATCGGCCTCGGCCGTACGGCTCCCGCCAGTCCCGGCCCGGTTCTGCGCCCGACGTGCCTGTCGGTTCGTCGGGCGCTGGGCTTCCGGGCGGCCCCCGGAGGTCCAGTACCGTTCGGCGGCGTCCTCTCCACCGATGATCCAGATGTAGCCGGTCTGCCCGCAGAACTGGATGTGCGGGTCGGGAACTTGGTCGGCGGCCATCTGCTGGTAGACGTCGCCGAGGACTCGCTCCGGAAGGCTGAGGTCGCCGGGGAGCTGCGGTAGGGCCTCGATCCGGGCGACAGCGGCTTGTATCTCCTGCTCGTTGCTGGCGTTGTGGACCTCTCCGGTGACCTCGGCCAGGCGGCGGCACCACAGGCCCAGCTCGGCGGAGGGCAGCGGCAGGGTGTACTCGCGGCCTCGGACTGTCAGCGTGAGCCCTGGCGACCAGTAGGCGTCGAGGTCGTGGAGTCGGGTGCCCATCAGGCGTAGGTGTAGTCGTCGGCGGGCGTGTCCGTGTTGGTTCCGGTCGTGGTGGTGACCTGGACTTGGACGGTGCCGGCGAGGCCGGCGGGCGGGATCGCCACGATGTGGCTGTCGGAGACGACCGTGTAGCCGACCGCCGGGTTCGCGCCGAAGTCGACTGCTGTCACGTCGGTGACGCCGTTGGGCCGGTAGTGCTGCCCGTAGACGTCTACGACCTGGTCAGATCCGGCCGTTGAGCCGGAGGTCGGGAAGATACTGGTGACCGTTGGGATGAGGGAGCCGGCGGGGTTGGTGATGTCGGTGATCTGGCCCTGCCCCTGAAGCACGATGTCGATGGTCTCCCGGCCCTTGCCGCCACTGGGCGCCCACGACTTGACGTAGACGCGGCCCTCGTGGGAGTTACCGTCGTCGAGGCCGTCGCGGTGGTACCAGCGGACCCCGAACTCGGCGTTCCCGGTGGAGGTGGTACGCAGCGCCTTAAACTGGCTGCGGAGGAACGCCTGCACGGCGTCGATGGCGGTTCCGGCGAGGTTGGTCGACCAGGCAATCTTGGCCTCGATGCGCCAGTTGTAGCCGGTGACCTCCTCCCGCATCGCCCCGGTGTCGTCGTAGACCTCGTCGTCCTCGGTGCGCAGCTCTTCCAGGAGCTTGGCCTCCTCGATGCCCATGAGCTGCTGGTACGCGACGGCCGGGTAGGTGGCGGTGTCGATGTCGAGTCGGTGCGTGCGGGCCAGTTCGGTGACCCGGGTGGTCGGGGTGGTCGCCATGACGCGGCCCTGCCTCTCAGTCGGTGCGGTTGGCTGTCGGGCGCATGGCCTCGACGTAGTAGTTGCTGGACGACTCCCACCTGCGGTTGGTGTCCTGGCCGAGGGAGGTGTGGTTGCGGCGGGTCACGTCCACGACCTGCACCATGCCGAGGGTGGTCCGGCCGAGGCTGTCGAGCAGCTCGTACACGGTGTCGGCGATGTCTTCGACGCTGCGCGGGTCATCGGGTAGTCCCCGGCAGCGCACCTGCACGCCCACTGTGTGGTCGGCCATGCCGGGCAGGTCGTCGCCGAGTGGGTAGGCGGTGAGGGTGATCAGCCGGTCTGGCTGCTGCGGGATGGCGCGGATGACGATGGCCGTCTCACCGGCCGTGTAGGCGCCGGATGTGCGCCACGTTCCGGTAGCCCCACTGTGGAGCAGTTCGGCGAGGCCGGTCAGCAGTTGGGAGGTCCAGCCGTCACCGAGTGCCATGTCATCCCTTCAGGGGCTTGTGCGCTGCGTGGGCGATGAGGGCGAGCATCACGTCCCGCTCCGTTGTCATCGGCTCCTCGAGGTACTTGGCTTGGCGGCCGTCGTCGTGCCGCAGGGTGAGGTCCTCGTGTTGCTTGACGGCGTATGGCCTGTCGTAGGACACGGCGACGGTGCCGGAGCCGGGGTCGCTGGATACCTCACCGGAGCGCTCCAAGTCGCCCTCCTCGTGCGGCGCCAGCGACGACGACACCTGGAGCAGGTGTTCGCCGGCGACCAGGAGGCCGTCCATGCTGGCGTCGGATAGTGCGGCGAGCACCCTGTCTCCGTCCCATTCCAGCCGGAAGTCGTCGGCCATCGGCTACTCCAGGTTTAGCTCGACGTGCTCCGGCAGGTCCAGGCCGTGCGCGGATAGGTCGGAGCGGGCCAGCACCCGCGACGTGCGCCCAGCCCAGGTGACCCGGGATCCGGGCGGGCAGACGGTGTCCGGTGGGCAGTAGACGGTGGTGGACGACACCTGCTCGGTGCCGGCTGCGTCCTGGGTTTGCACCCGCACCAGGCGGCGGGACTGCTCCACCACGCACGGCGTGACATCGGCTGGGGCGGCGAGCACGTCACCGTAGGCGCCGGATCCCTCGTACGACTGCACCGAGATGGTGGCCGGCGTGGGGATGTGAACGGCGATGAAGTCAGCCCAGTCCATGCCAGGGCTCCTGTGGTCCTTGCCCGGTTAGTCCGGCGGCCTGGAGTGTCTGCCATGCCTGCGGCCACAGCCCGTTGATCTTGCGTGCTTGTTGGCTGGATCCGCCAGCACCCTGCCCACCACGCACCACGCTGACCTTCCCGATCGCGAAGCTCGCGGTCGGCGGCATGGCACCGGTGCCGGTGATGTCCCCGGCGGCGATCATCCCGGCGACCTGCTCACACGTGGCATCGCGTAGGGCGGCGATCACGTCCGCATCCGTCGCGTCGTAGACGGCGCAGAGCAGTGCCCTGTCGACATCCCTGCTAGCTCGGGTGAGCAGCAGCGCGGCGGACGCGCCGGTCGGCACCGTCACCGGGTAGGCGGTCAACTCTGCCTCGGTTGCGTGCGCCACGCTGCTGCCCTCCCTATTCGGGTTTCGGCCCGTACTTCTCGATCAGGTCGGTTTTGGTCATCGCCTCGGCCTCGTCTGGGTCGGCGCCGTGTACGCGGGTTGCGTAGCCGACCCATTCGGCCTTGAGTGCCGACACCGCGGGGGGCTCGTTCGGCGCGTCGGGATCGGGTGGGCTGACCTCGACCACGCCGTACTCGTCTCCCAGGCCGCGCAGCGTCTCTGCCTGATCGTCGGACACCTCGGCCTGCCCGTCACGGAAGCGCACCGTCCCGGCCTCGGTCCACACCTGAAGCTGCGGGTACCGGTCGCAACGGAACGCCATCATGACGTCGCCAGGCCGGTGATCTTGCCGTGGGTCTTCTCGTTGCCGTACTTAAGGCCGACCTCCCCGTAGAGCTGGCTGCGGTCGTTCGCCCCGGTGCGGCCCAGCGGCTCAGCGAAGAAGTGCCCCTTGCCGGGGATCTCCTGGTAGACAGGCATGCACTGCTCCAGCGACACCGCAGACAGCACGTCGACGGGCATGTGTCGGTTAAGCATCAGGTTCAGCCGACCGAAGTCCGTCTCGATCGTCTGCACGTTGACTCCGGCGACGTTGCGCGACTGTTCCCGGTAGTTCTTGTTCGTAACGAAGATCGTCGTCAGGGCTCGTTTCTGGACGGCGTTGCACATCAGAGTCGCGGTCTCCGACTCCTGGATGCCGCCGTTTTCCCACACCGACTGAAGCAGGTCGAGCACCATCGTCTCGGTCAGCGCAGCAGCCGCCGCCGCGACCACGTTGGTGGTGGTCGCTTCGAGGATGCCGCGCGTCTTGCGGGCGGTCGAGTTGTCCGCCGGCTTCACGTATATGCCCTGAATGAAGCTGTACTCGATGTCCCGCGCCATCTGCTTGAGCATCTGCTCGACCTGCCAGTCGAGCTCGTTGGTTACCGGGTTGGCTAGCGCGTTGTTGATGCCGGCCTTGGCTTGGACGGCGGCGAGTTTGGTGTAGGACACGCCGACGGTCTCGTGGTGGATCTGCACAATGTTGGGCACGTTGGCGCGGATCCGGTTCTCCTCGGTTGGGGCATCCGCGCCCTCCAGCGCGGTGTTCTGCCCGGCCGCGCGTAGGTCGTAGGTCTGCCATTCGAACTCGTTGGCGTCGGTCTGCCCACCGCCGGTGAGCCCGCCGATCGCGGAGAAGAACGGGGTGTCGCTCGGGGTGAGCTGGTAGAGGACCCCGGTGTAGTTGGGCAGGTCGTAGGTGGTGCCGAGCCCGGTGATGCTTCCGGCCACGGTGTGCTCCTTAGGTCGAGAGAGCCCTGGACTCGGCCGGGGCCTACTGCGGTTGCTGTTGGTGGGCGGCCGTCAGCTTTTGGTTCTGCAAGCTGATGACCTTTCGCCAGTTGCCGGCCTGCTGTGCCTCGGTGATCTGCTCGTCGAGGCTCATCGTTGTAGCGGTCGGTGCGCCGCCGAAGTGGCCGCCGGAGCGGGCCGGCAGCTGCGGCGGGCCGGCGGGCTGGGCGGCCATCCACGGGTTCTGCGCGGCGATCGTCTGGATGGTCCAGGCGAGACGCTGCGCGTAGTCCGGGGCGGCCGGGTCCAGGCCGGCGGCGGCCTGCTGCCATGCGGTCGAGCCGAGCAGCGCAGCTGGGTTGACCCCTGCCTGTTGGGCGGCGGTCCCGGCGTGCTGGGAGACGGTTGCGGTCCGCAGTTGCGTGTCCCGCTCGGACACCTGGCTCCGGAGCCGCTCGATCTCCTCTCGGGCGGCCTTGGGCAGCCGCGACAGGGCATAGCCGCCACCGTCGTTGTCCGGCTGACCGGTTAGAGGGGGCGACAGTGGCTGGGGCGGGCCGAGGTCCGACGGTGCCGGCGGTTGCCCGGTCGGAGCGGGTGGCGGGGTCCAGCCTTGCGGCGGCGTGGGTGGCTGCTGGGGCGGGGTCTGCGGCGGGCTGCCATACGGCAGCCCCTGCTGCGGCTGCGGCTGCGGCTGCGGCTGCGGCTGCGGCTGCGGCTGCGGCTGCGGCTGCGGCTGCGGGGCGGACGGTAGGGGCGGTGCCTGCCCCGCGGGCGGGGCGGGTGGCTGCTGCGGCGGCGCGGCGGGCGGCTGCGGGGCAGGCTGAGTCACGATCGACTCCTCGGGTTGGGTGGTGCTGCCCCCGGACGGTCCGGGGGACGACTATCGGGCGGCGCCGATCTGCTCGCGGGGGCGCTGCCGGATCAGCCCGGTCGCGTCGACGTGGGCGCGGATCGCGGCCTGAGCGGCGCGGACTTTCACCGCGGCGGCGCGGCGGGCGGCCGGATCGATTGCGGCGGCCTCGCGAAGTTTGGCGCGGCGTACCCGACGCTCCAGCTCCCGCAGGCGCTGCCGGTCACGGTCGCCTTGCGGGTTGGCGGTGTGGGCCGGTCTGCGGGTGGCGCCGGGCAGGTAGGCGGTCAGCCGGTGCGTGCAGTTCGGGTGCAGCAGACCGCCTCGGGTGGCGTCGTCGACGCTGCCGGCCACCTCGACGGCGACGGTGCCCTCGGCCACGGCCGAGGCGACGTGCTCGGTGCGGCGCCCGGCCGGCCCGGACCGGGACAGCACCGTGCCCTCCCACGGACGGCAGCGGGAGCACTCCTGCGGCGAGTCGCTGACCATGACCAGGTCGAGGCCGGCTGCGCCGATCCGGTCCAGATGGCCCTCCACGAGGGCTTGGGCGACGGTGGTGCGGGTGGCCATTTCCACGTAGGAAGCTAGCTGCCAGCGGCGGCCGGCCCGGTCTACGAACCCGGTGATGCCCTGGTTGAGTAGCTGCTCCCAGGCGACCTGGGCGGCGCGTCGGCGGGTGGCCAGGCCGGCGAGAACGTCGGGCGCGGCGGCGCGGGCGATGACGTCCCGGTAGGCGTCGAGGGTCCAGCGCAGGATCCGCAGGTGTGTGCCCCGTAACGTCGACACCAGCGCGTAGGCGAGGCGTTGCATCGCGGCAGCGCCGGGCATGTGGGTGGCGACGCGGGCCAGCTCGGCGGCGAGGCCTGCCCGGCGGGCGTTGACCATCTCTTGCAGCCCCGGCGGCAGGTCGGCAAGCTTGGCGCGGGCGAGCCAGTCCGGGTGGGTGTCCTGCACGCGGGCCAGCTCCGCGAGCGCGTCGTGACCGCCGCGTTGGTAGGCGAGGACGACCGCCTGGGCGACCCGGTCGGCGAGGGGCCCATCGAGCCGGTCAAGCAGGGTCTGCGCCCAGCGGCGCACCGTCTCGGTGGCGGCGAGTTTGTTGTCGGCCCAGTCGGGGCGGTCCATGCCGGCGGCGAGCCGGCGGGCCAGGTCGGTGGCGAGCCGGGTTTGCAGGTCGCCGTACAGGTCGACGAGAGTGCGGGCGAGCTGGTCGGCGAGGTGCTCTGGCATGGCTTACCCCCCGGTGAACGTGCTTGGATCCTGTACCTGCCGGCCTGTCTCGGCTTGGATCCGGGTGACCTCCTTTTCGACCTGGGGTCCGTCCCAGTCCGGGTTGATCAGCTGCACCAGCGTCTCCGTGGACGCTGCTTCGGCGCGGCGCAGCAGGTCAGCGGTGGTCGCGAGCCGTTGTCGATCCTCTTGCACACTGTCCGCGAAGGTGATCTTCGGTGGCTGCGGTGTCACCTTCGCCCGAAACACGGCGCGGGCGATCTCCAACTGCGCGGCGATGACGGACGACAGGCCCGGCCGCCAGTAGAGGGCCTTCTTCGCCCGGGTCACGAGGCTGCGCCGCTCCCGGGACTGGATCTCGGTAGCGGTCGCCGCGGCCTCACCAGCGATGCCGAACGTCTGCTGGCTGTAGCCAGCGTCGCGGAGGATCTGCTCCAGCAGCTCGTTCGCCGACCGGGAATGCTCCTCGACGCGGATCGCGAACTGGCTGACCGTGATACCGGCCCCGGAGCCGCTCTGCCCGGGCAGGTCATGCACGGGAGTGAACAGCCGCTGGTCGACGTCGAAGGTCGCGCCGCCGCCAGGGCCCTGGGACTGAAGCATGTACGACGGCACGATCAGCCGGCCCTTGGCCAGGTCAATGTCTCGCATCCACGCCGACCACACGAAGTCGAGCTTGTCCATCAGCGGCTCGACACCCTCGTAGTCGGAGCGTCCGAGGTTGGCGCCCGCCGGTGTCGCCCTCCACCTGCGTGACGGCATCTGGTTCGGGACATAGGCAGCGGTGAGCTGCGTGCCGGTTTCGGTCGTGTCACCGTCAACGGTGACCTGCGCGGCGAGGCCCGCGGTCTCCGGATGCTCGGTCAGCGGCACCCGCCGGCCGAGGCTAGTCAAGCCGCCGACGTACAGGCCGTGGATGATGCCACCCGGCTCATGCCGCTCCAGGTGCCGCATCACCTGCTGCCCGTCTGTTTGCAGCTCCCGCCAGAACGTGACCGCGTACAGCTGGTCATAGCGCCACTCAGGTACGGCCGCGTCGGCGTGAACGGAGGCAATCCACGGCCGGTCGGAGACGTCGCGGTCCCAGACGACGCGGAGGTAGACGCCGCCGAGCGCCGCCTGCACGTCCGCGGCGCACAGCAGCGCGGCTTGAAACTGGTCGCCGGCCTGCTCCAGCCATGCCGTCGTGTCGGTGTCATCCGTGACGACCTTCGGCGGCTCACTGAACAGCAGATCGGCGCTGGTGGTGGCAAGGTCGGCGGCCACCGGGATGTGCAGCTTGTCGGGTGGCTCGCCGGTCATGGCGGGCCGCCCCCACCAGAGGCGGGCGAGCCACCCGCCGACGCCTCCGGCGTACTGAACAGGGCGCGGACTCCAGCGGGCGACGTTCGCCGCGTAGTAGGCGTGCAGGCGTTGCGGGTCGCCGGAGTACCAGGCGTCCCACTCCTCAAGCTGGTTAAGGATTGGCTTGAGGTCGCGGGGTGGCCATTCGACGTCGTGGTTGGGCAGCGACACGGGGCGGCCCTCCTCGGGTCCGATGGTCAGCTCAGGCGGCGAGGTGCGGGACGGAGCGCAGTAGCGGGCGCCACAGCACCTCGGGGGTTTTGATCGCGTACCGGGCGGCGTCGATTGAGTGGTCATCGGCCTTGATCGGGGTGTCCTCGCCGCGCTCGGTGGCCTTGTCGTCCCAGGCGTAGCCGGGGATCTCGTCGATCAGCCCTCGGCACGACTCGTGTACCCGGAGCTGGTCGTTGCCGAGCAGGCTCGACATGAGCCGGATGCCGTCGAGCACCGAGTTGTCGGCCAGCGCCGGGGTCATACCGTCTTCGTGCAGCTGCAGGCGCAGCGACGCGGCCGACGGGTCGACCACGGTCCACTCCGGCGTGATGTCCTTCAACCCGGGCGCCCCGGGCACCTCAAGGCCCGCCAGCCAGGCGCGCAGCTCCCGGGACAGCCCGAAATCGGTGAGCTGCCGGCGGGCAGTGGCCGGGTCGTGCCGCCACTCGTGGGTCAGATACAGGCGACCGTCCTCACCGGCGCCGAGGATCAGGGCGGCGGTGGCGTTGCGTGTGCCGTAGTCGATGCCCAGCGAGATCCACCGGTGGATGGCCGGAAGCGCGGGCACGACATGACGGTCCTCATCCCACATGTCGAACACGGCACCCTCGGCCTGCACCCAGGAGCCGGTGATGAACCGCTTGTACCAGAGGCCGACGTACTCGGTCTTGAGGTCACGGACGTACTGCGGGTCGAGGTGCGGGTTGTCGTCGAGGGTGCTGTGCCAGGTCCGCAGGTTCAGCTCACCGGCCCGCAGGAGGTACTTCTTGCGCAGCCAGTGATTGGGGGCGTCTGGATTGGTGGTGCCGAACAACTGCGCACCCGGCACGGACAGCCGGGCCAGGACCTGGGTGAAGAACGCCTCGGGGATCGTCGTGAGTTCGTCACCGTAGGCCAGGCATAACGTCATGCCGCGGACTTTCGGCTCCGCCTTGGAGTCGTTCGCGCCTAGGACGTCGACTTCGCGGCCGAGGATCGTGCCGGTTGCCGCGCCTGGGTTGTACTTGACCAGGCGGGCGAGCGGCCCGAACAGGAGCGGATCCGTGAGTACCGCGAACACGTTGCGGTTGACGGATTCGCGGGTTTTGCCGAACAGCAGGACCCGGCCGGAGATGGGCGCGGTCGCGGTGGCCAGGAGGAGCCGCAGCAGCGACGCGACGGTTTTACCGGACCGGACGCTGCCTTGCCAGATGTTGAGGCGGGCTGTGGACTCCACCACAGAGCGGAGATGGATCGGCGACAGGGTACGGCCGACCGCGTCGAGGTCAACCGCCATTGGATCCGGCGTGGTTGAGCTGGTCGTAGGCTGCGCCGAGGCCCCGGGCGAGGGCCCCGAGCATGCTCTTCGCAGCGTCGACGCCGGGGTCGGCGTCGTAGTCGTCGAGTTTGATGGCTCGGTCAATGGCGGCACCCACGGCCTGCATGATCTTCTGCTTGTCCGCGAAAGTCGGTTCGGACAGTGTCCAGTCCACGCGGTCGAACTCCTTGCCGCCGTGGTCGACGTAGTCGGCTGGCTGCCAAAGCTGCTGACGGAGCCGCTCGGCGTCGTCAAGAAGGGCGATAGCCAGGACAGCTCGTTTGGCGCGAGCGTCGTCCTTCTTGGCTTCGGTAGCGGCGCGGGTGACGGCCCGGTCGAAGCTGAGGTCGAGCTGGTCGGCGATCCTGGAGACGGTACGTCCGGACCGGCCGATCGTCCGGCCGATCTCGTTGCGAGACATGCCCTGGCCGTGCAACTCACGGACGCGGTCGTAGTCGGCCTGGGTGACAGGTCGGGCAGTCATGGGCTCGCTCCGTCCCGGGCCTTGCCCGGTCAGAGAAGGGGTGGGATGCACGCGATGAGCGGGTGCAATACCGGCGGGACAAGGGCGGTGCGGGCAGGCCATCCCAGCCTGCGACCTGCCCGCACTCCTCGTGCGTCCCGGTCCTGGGTACGCGAAAGCCCGGCGCCACTGAGTGGTCGACCGGGCTTTGGGCACACTCCGTCTGTCGGAGTTGGTGAACAAATCATGCCGGACGCGCTATCGCAAGGTCAAGTCGGGCGTGGCCGCCCGCGTGGTGAGAGGCGCTTGGCGGCCTCGATGCGCGCTGCCTCGTCCAGGGGTGAGTAGCCGGACCGGGTGGTGAGTCCGTCGCGGTCACGCCAGCGGCGGACCATCGCGACGGTGACGTCGCCGCCGAGACGGTGCACAAGCTGCTGGGCGGTGCCCCACTCCCGGCCGGCGTACCAGGACAGCGGAGCGGTGGCAGGGCAGCCGGCGGCGGTGCAGGTCAGTGCGCAGCGGGGGCAACGGGTCATGCGGCATGCAGCACGGCAGCGCGCGGCCAGATATGAGCGACGCCTTCCACCGCGCCAGGCATGCCGCAGCCGCAGGCCAGCCCGACGCAGCGGCACTCGGCCGCGCACACGACAGTCCAGACCTCTGGTGGTCCTGCGGTTTGGATGTGGATGCGCCGTTGGGCGCACCGGGGGTTGGGGCAGGCGATGTCGTCGAGTAGCTCCCGCTGCGGTCCGCAGCCAACGGCGGTACGGACGCACGTGTCTTCGTCGGCCAGGTGCCGGGTGATGGCGGCGGCGGTGCCGGGTTGGAGGCGGGGAATCGTGTCGTAGATCCGCCACCACGGGTTCGGGCCGGCGGGTGCGGTGGGGAGTTGGTCGGCGAGCCAGCCGAGTTTGCGCAGGCTGCGGGTGTGCATGTCCGCCCACCGGTTCCGGCGGGGTGCCCGAGGTGCGGTGGCGACGGCGGCCAGGCCGGGAGTGGGGTCGCCGTGGCCGCCGAGGGTGTGGCGGCGGCCCCAGGCCGGGGAGTGCAGCAGGGCGGGGGCCTCCAGGGTTTCGGCGGCGATGTGGGCGGCCTCGTCCTCGGCGAGTTGGGCGAGGTGCTCGAGCGCTGTCTTCAGGGACCAGGCGGTGGCGGTGGCGTGGAGGTGGTGCGGGGAGGTCACGGTGCTCCCTCCGGTCGTGGGGCGGTCATGGACGAGGGCTCGCCTGTGCATTTGATACATGAAAATCAGTCGGATTCATGACGCTGACGGCTATCGGCAAACATTTATTTGAGTCGTACGATGGCTAGTATTCGAAACATAATGTTCTCCGTGGTGGGAGGATCAATGCCGCTCGCATTTCACAGAAACTATCGGAAGTTGGATCCGTTCCAGCAAGAGCACCCCGAGGTGGAGGTCCTGGGTGACGGATTCTTCGCCGACGTGACCGAAGAACAGTTGCGAAAGATCATTGACCAGACGAACGACATTCTCAGGAAAAAGCGACGTCTCGAATTCCAGCAGGACAAACGTGATCAGGGAAGGGCCGACAGGTATGAAAAGGCGGCAGCTGCTTTGCTGAAATCCGCCGATTCTAGAGCCGAGGGGGCCACTGTTGAGGTTGTGTGGGGCGTCCATCAGGAAGTCACCGCCGAGGCGCGGAGCGGAGAGGGAGAAAGGACCTACTGGCACTTCACCGTCAAAACTCCCGACGGTAAAAGCCAGTGGCACCTGTATGTCGATAGGGAAATGCAGAGCATCACTTACCTGACTCCGAAACGGGGCAGATTCGTAAAGGTTGTTAACGACTAACGGGCTACCCCGAAATTGAGGCGTGGGGCCGAAGGGGTATCCCTGCAGCCATGGCTGTGGGGGCAGTCGCAGGAGCCGATTCCGTCGCCGTGGCCGTGGTGGAGGTCGGGCAGTCCGCAGACGTCGCAGTGCACGCCTCAGCCCTCCCGGTCGGCCGTGTCGGTGGCGAGGCGGGGTATCACGCATCCGCCGTTGTCCTGGCCGACGACGACCTTTTCAGCGTCGGGGACGAAGCCACCGGTCCATAGGCCCGCCTCGGGGTCCTCAGGGCCACTGCGGGCGGTCAGAACGGTGCCGCCTATCGGATCTCCCGCGCCGGGGTCTACGGGCGGCTGTGCATGGCTCTCAGCGGGCGACACGGCACCCTGCGCGCCGCCGGGCGTGGAACCGGGGCGGGTGGCGTATCGCGCCCGCGCCCGGTCGATCCGCTCGACAGCGTCGGCGAGGGGGTTGTGGCAGCCGGCGCGGTCGAGGGCGGCCGACACGTCGGCGAGCTCGTCGAGAGCGCGGTCGTATTCGCGGTGGATGGGCAGTCGGGCGTGGGTCATGGCGTCTCCTCAGGTGGACTTGCGGCAGACGATCTGGTTCAGGACGTCGCCGACGGACGACAGGCCCGGCGCGCGGCCGGTTCTTCGCTCGGCGTGGGCCCGGTCGAGGGCCCGTTGGCGGATGTCGTCGGATGGCGTCAGCGGCGGGGGTGGCTCGTTGTCGGCCGGTGTGGTCGCGGCGGCGATGGCCTGTCGGCACAACTCGGCGCCGCGGGCGGCCCGTGCGTCGCGGGTGGCGTCGTCCTCGTATCGCGATGGCAGGGCGCGGACCTGGTGGGCGACTTGGCGGCGGTGTTCGTCGCGGATGGTGCGGGTGTGGTGGCGGATGTGCGCCGGCATGATCCGGTCGGTGCTGTCGCGGTAGTGGCGTCGGAGGGCTTCGCGGGCCTCGGGATAGGTGATGTCGTGGAGGTCTTCGTGCCAGGCGAGGACGTCGGCGTCTCCGACGGTGCGTAGGTCGCGGGCTGCGGCGGCGGCGAGGATGAGCGCCGTTTCGGCCTTGTTCATGACGCCTCCTCGGCGGCGTAGCGGGCGGCGAGCTCGAGGGCGGCGTTAACCCGCTGGTCGGTAGTGGATGGTCGGGGAGCCTGGCTGCGTTGGGCGGTGAGGCGGAGTTGGTCGTACTTTTCGCGGAGTTTGGGCATCGAGAGGATGTTGGAGCGCCAGAACTGGTCGTCTTGGCACCAGTCGATGCAGCGGGTGATCTGGTCGACGGTGCGGCCGTCGCGGTCGATGAGTCGTCGGGCGGCGTCGCGCCACGCCTTGGTGATCGTGGGGCGTTTGGAGCCGTTGGCTTCGATGCGGTCGGCGAGGTGGCGGCAGATCTGCTCGACGTCGATTCGGTCGGGGATCGCGATGTCCTTCGTCGGGTGCGACGAAGGAGAAGGTTCTACTGACGGTTCTATTGACGGTTCAAGGACGGTTCCGGGTGAACGCCGTTCGGGGGTGACCCGAACGGCGTTCGGGGGTGGGGGTGAACGGTGTTCGGGGGGGCGAACTGTGTTCGGGGGAACATCGTTCAGGGGGTGAACCGTGTTCGGGGGTGAACGGTGTTCGGGGGTAGGCATGACGACGCGGTACCGGTTACAGCCCTTCGGGCCGCTGTTGCGCCCCACAACCAACTCGCCGAGCTCGACCAGGCGTGCGATGGCCTTCTGCACACCCCGGTCGGTCAGCCCGGTCTTGCGGACCAGCTCGGCCATGCTCGGGTAGGCGTTACTGCCGTCATCCGCGGCGCAATCGGCGATGGCGAGCAGGACCAGGCGGTCAGTTTTGGTTGACCGCGACTGTTCCCACACCCAGGTCATTACCCGGACACTCATCGATCCTCGACGTCCTATCTATGCGCTGTTCTGTGCGGGGGTGGTTGGGCCGGGCCCCGCCCCCAGGGCCGGCCCAACCGGTCAAGGGGTGTTGGGGTCCGGGTGGCCCAGCACGGCGCGGGACAACCGCAGAGCGTCCGTCCAGTCGACCCGCGCGGCCCGTGGGTGCGGATCCCAACCGCGGTGCACGAGCCATCGCGCCGCCGGGATGTTGTCCGGGTGGTGGCGCTCCTCCGCGTCGTCGTCGCGCATCGCGTCGGCGACGTTGCCCAACAGGTCGGCGAGCGGCCTGGCGATCCGCTCGGGCAGACCGGCCGATTGGCAGTGATGGGCGGCATCCGTCGCGACGTCGGCGGGTGGAAGATCACTGATCATGTATGTGCCTCCTCGGGGTGTGCGTGGCGGGCGATGATGTCGCGGACCGTGGATGCGGGGATGCCGGTCGTGGCGGCGATCTGGCGGTGTGACCAGTGCAGGCCGGCCAGGCGGCGTACGACGGTGTCGTTGTCGGCCAGCCCGGCGACGTCCACCGGTTCGTCGGCGGGTAGGGGCTGGGCTGGCGCCTCGCATACGAGCCGGTCCCCGGTGACCGTCCAGGTTGCTGGTCCGGTGATGCGGGCGCCGTCGGTGCGGGCCATGGCGTCGAGTCCGGCGGACGCCTCAGCGATCAACGTCGAGCGGGTGCGGGTGTCGTCGAGGATGGGCCACACCGCCCGGTACAGGTGGCCGGTCACTGGTCGCGCCCATCGCGGAGCCGGTCCAGCTCAGCGGCCAACTCCCGCCGTAGTGCCTCCAGGCGGTGCACCTCGTCGCGCCAGGCGGGTACGTCGTCGGCCACGGCACGGGCGAGCAAGGCGGCGTCTGGCTGCCGGCCGCCGTCGCGGGCGTCGGCGTACGCCGCGTACCGGCCGGTCATCGCGTACAGGTCGGCGGGTGCCGGCCGGGGGCCCGGGGCCGGCATGACACCGGCCCCGGGCTCGTAGCCGCCGCATCCGCACGTCGAGGTGGAGCAGCCGCCCCGGCGGCCTGCCCGCAGTGTGTGTAGCGGCTCCAGGTGCCCGCACCCGCACCAGCCCGGCTCCCGCACCGGCCCGCCGCAGGCGGCGTCGCGGTCGTTCACTGCCGCCCCTGCTGGTCGGCAACGGCTTGGAGGTGATCGATTACCCGGCGGGCGTCGTCCCTGCTGAGTTCCTTGGTGCTGGTGATTTCGCGTTCCAAGACGTCGCTGATGTAGCCGAGCCCGGCCTCGCGGTTGGCCTTGCCGACCTTGCCCAGCAACAGATGCAGCAGGTTCTGCTGCTTCGGTGTGATGCCGCCGGCATCGCCGTCAGGCAACGGCGGCGGCGTCGACGCGGGCCGCTGGGCGCGCTGTGCGGTGGATCGCTCTCGCGCCGGGGCGGCGGACTGACGCGATGGCATGGCACGCTGCGCGGTACGGCGACCGCTCGCGGCCTGCCCGTCGTCGTCCTCATCCTCGGCCGCAACGCCGGTCAGTGACAGCAGCACGTACCGGCGGGCGTAGGTGATCGCCGAACCCATCTGCTGCGGGTTCTCCGACAGTTTCAGCGGGTACCTGCCGGCCAGCTTTTCGCCGGACGTGACGTGCACCAGCTCGTAGGCGAGGACGAACTTGTTCTCGTCGGCCAGAGTCGGCGCGCAGGTGTAGACGATCCCCAACTCGTTGAGGCGGGCTAGCACCTGCTCGTTGACCTGTGCGAGGTCGGCGTACTTGGACTGGTGGCCAGCCTTGTTCTTGGTCAGTGTCGGCGGCTTGGCCTGGAACTCGGCCAGCGCCGAGATGATGCCGGTCATCAGAACGGCACCTCCTCGGAGTCGTCCTCGCCGGTTTTGGCGAGCACGTACGCCGAAGCGGTCGGCGCGACGATCGGCTCCCCCACCAGGTCCCGCAGCCCGCCGACGATCCGAGCTACCTCCTTGACATAGAGGAAGTCCCGGTACTGCTCCGAGCCGCACTCCAGCGGCACGAAGCTGTAGCCGTCGGCACGCAGATGAATACCGGCACAGAAATCGACCTCCGGCATGTCGATGACCTCACCGTCGGGCAGGATCAGCAACTCGGAGAACCGATACGGCGACAACTGGAGGGCTACGTCGCCGAAGATTCCGGATCGGCCCGTCTTCCAATCGAACAGGCCCCGGGAGTAGCCGTCGTCGCGCCGCGGAATGTGGTCGTACTGCGGCCCCTCGGGCAGCAGCACGTCTCCGATCAGGTCAAGGGTGCCGACGTGGCGGCGGCTCTCGGAGTAGACGACCGCCTCGATGTGCAGGGGACGTAGGTCGAAGTCATCGAGGAACTGCACACAAGACTGGACGTAGCCGGTAAGCGCGTCGGGGACGGTGACCCGCTCGCCGGTGGAGAGCCGTTCGGCCAACTGGTGGATCTCGGCCCCCTTGTTGGCGGCGGCGTCGCGCTTTTCGTACCGGCCGCCCTTGATCTTCTTTAGGCGCTCGGACGTGGGCAGCTTCGCCAGGTCGTCCCAGTGGTCGACGGCGTACTCGGCGGTGGCGTCGCCGGCCCAGTTGAGCAGCGCGGGCTTGGGTAGCCCGTTTCCGTTGATGGTGGTGACGCCGGGGACCTTGGTGTCGGTGTCGGTGTCCACATACCAGTGGTTCCGTCCGCGGTTGACCCGCTGAATCTTCACTTACTCGCTCCCTTGATCAGTCGCAGTCGGTTTCCGGGCTCACACCCGGGATGCCGGTCAAACACACCGGGCTCCCCACCAGGCCCGGCCGTGGCGGCGGGATGCACCGGCCACCGGCACCCGCCAGCACACGGCGCCCCGCCGGTGATGGCGGCCTGGGTGGCGGCGGCGATGTTCGCCCACCTGCCGGTCACGACGGGCCCCCGTCCGGCAGCTCGGCGTACCGGTCGGCCAACGTCGGCCGCGGCCCGCTCGGGGCCGACGGCCGGATCGCTGCGGCCAGCTCGGTGAGTACGGCGTTGACGGCCCGGTCCGGGTCGATGCCGTCCGCGCATCCGGCGCACGCCTCAGCGAGGGCCAGCCCCGCCCGCCAGTCCCGGCCGGGCTCGATAAGCCAGTCCGCGACGGTGTCGAGCACGGCGTCGGCCCGGCTCATGGCCTCGGCGCACCAGCCGCAGTCGTGCTCTTGGCAGGCCACGGCGTGGGGCGAGATGACGTCCACGATCTCGTCTTGTAGGCCCCTCACCGGTCCGCCTCCTCGCGGTTGGCCGCCAGCCGCTCCCGCGCGGCCACCAAACCCACCCGCAGCCGCTGGGAGGTGCTGATCGCCCGGTCCCGGTCGTCACGGGCCTGCCGCAGGTCGTCGCCGAGCCTGCGGGCCAGGTCCCGCCACTGGTGTGCCTGCCGGGTACGCCGCTGGTAGGCGGCCGTAGTGGTGTCCAGCTCGTCCTGGAGGCGGGCCCGCTCGCGGTCCGCAGCGTCGAGGGCGGCGGTCAACTCCCGTACCATCTCGTCAGTGGTCATGTGAGGCTCCAGATCAGCAGGGCGGCCAGGAGGTAGATAGCGGCACCGATCGGCGCGCCGACCAGCAGGGCAGTCACGATGCGGACGGTGTCCGCGTGCGGATACGGCGCGGCAGCGTGCCGGGGGCCCTCCACCGCCGGGCAGGCCAGACCGTGGTCACGGCCGGGGACGGTCAGGCAGCCGGGGCACACCCTGGGCCCGGAGTGGGTCTGCTGGTGGCGAGGCATCAGGCCACCTCCCGCAGCGCCGGATCAGTCAGCGGCAGCAGACCGGGGCAGTGCGGCGGCAGCGTCACCGGCATCTCCGGCGGCGGGTACTCGCCGGCCGACACCCCCCGCCAGTAGGCGCACGCCTCGTCACAGGGCTCCCCGGGCAGATGCCCACACCCGAGGTCCGGGACGGTGATCTCGGCGGCGGCGGCCGAGGGCGGCCAGGTGGTCCTGGCAGGCTGGCCGGCATCCCACTCGGCGTGCCGCAGCACGACGGCGTCGACCGGGTCGGTCGGGTCGAGGGCGCTCATCGGGCACCGTCCCCGGCGCGCTCGGCCTCCAGCTCGGCCACCCGGGCACGCAACGCCGTCAGCTCCGGGTCCTCCGGCGCGGGAATCCGGGTCGACGCGGTGACACGCAGCCCGCCCACCACGGCGTCCGCCTGGCGCTCCCAGAGAGACGCCACCCGCCCATCAGCAGCCGTCCCCCCGAAGGCTGCGGCGATCGCGTCCACTACGGGCCGACGCTCCTCGTGACCCTCCTCCATGTACAGCCCGACATGCAGGCACAGACTCGTGCTCACCGAGGGCGCCGGTGTGCCGGCGAGAGAGCCGATCCGGTCAGCTGCCGCACGTAGGTCAGCGGCGAGGGACAGCCAGTAGTCCGGCTCGGCCAGCGGTGCTGCCGGGGCGGCGCAGACTGGCCGCTCAGTGGTTGGGTTACTCTGCGATTGCATCTGGACTCCTTGGTTGATCAGGTTCTGGTCCGGGTGTCGAGCCCCTCGCCGTTGCTGCGGCGGGGGGCTCACTTACTGCTGCGCGCCTCGTCGATGAGGTCTTCGAGGCGCTGTATCTGCCACTCCCGCTCCTCGGCTGGCGTGGCTGGCCGACGGGGTACGCACTGAACGCGTACCCCTGTCGTCCTCGTCAAGACGACGGGTCATGTCCGACGCCATCCGGTAGCCGAGCAGCCGGGCAACGTCAGCAGCGACGAACCAGGGCTCACCGCCGACCGTGACCGTCCTTAGCGGGAGATCGCCGAACTCGAAGGTCGTGACGCGGCCGGGGCCGGTGGTGCCGCCAGGTCCAGGCCCGGCGGGGCCTTGGGGATGAGTCATCGGGACACCGGCCGGCCCTTGGTGCGCTTCCGTTCCATGTAGGCGAGGAGAGCAGCACGCGGAACGCGCCGAGACCAGCCAATCTTGACGGACTCGATGCCAGTACCGGGTTCGTCTTCCTCCGCCTTGACGAGTTGCCAGACGGTCCGCGGCCCCAGGTCCAAAAGCTCAGCTGCGCGTGGCACGGTGTAGGCGATCTACTCCGCCACAGTGCCACTCTCAGCATCGTTGTCTAGTGCGTTGCCATGCATGGCACTACCGTATCGCAGTGCCGCGCATAGCAACACATCAGCCGTTCGGTTGATTCTGCGCCCAGCCACCGGAGCTACCCTGTAAGCCATGCAAAGCCGTGCAGGACCGAGAGTCCTCCAGCTGAGACCGCGCACTATCGGCGCGCGGCACCGCAACCGTCCACGGCATCGCTGCCGTCCACGAGATAACAGGCCCGCGAATGGCACCTACGGTGACCTGGTGGCAGCATCCCCAGCCCCTACACCGTCACCCGAGGTCGCGCGAGCGCGCTTCGCAGCCTTCGTCGCCCGCGCTCTGACATCCGCAGGCGACCGCGGCATGACCAACAAAGACATCGCGAAGGCAACAGGGGTAGGACCGTCCACGTTCCACCGATGGCGGCGCGGCGAGGGACGCGAACTACCAGAGATCGAGAAGGTAAGGCAATTTTGCGCCGGCCTCGGCATCTCCCCCGCCGGTGCGCTCGCCGCACTCGGACTCGATCCCTCTCGCGATAACCCCGAGCCCGAGCCACCGCTACCGCCCGAGGTCCGGCGAATCCTCCGGACGTTGGCCGACCCCAACGTCTCCGACGCAGACAAGCTCGTACTACAGGAGATGCTCAAAATGCTTGCCGACCGCGCAGACCGCGCCGGACGAGGCAGGGCACCCTAATGCCCCGCCGCCGGTATCCCACCATCAGCAAAGGCAGTGACGGGTGGTTTCATGCCTGGGTCACGGTGGGCACGAAGGGCAACGGGCGGCCCGATCAGCGGCACATCAAACGGGCCACGGTAGAGCAGGTAGAGACACGGATAGACGAGCTACTAGAACAAGCCCGCACTGCTACGGTCCCGCGCGGCGGTCGCGGGCCCACCGTTAGCACCTGGCTGATCAGTACCTACCAAGGCGAGCGTAAGTTCCTTGACCGCTGATACTCATCTTGGTGTCATGCTTTGATGTAGGCAAGGTGGGGGTCAGCGAAGAACCCGCGCACGATCTGGGGCATTTTCTGCAGGCGCCGTAGGGCGCCGATAGCGAGGCGTTTCATGTCTGTCTGGCTCATCGGTACGGCGCGTTTGATCCGGTCGTGCTTCACGTTCTTCCATACCCACTCATCCGGGTTGAGTTCCGGGGAATAGCCGGGCAGGAGGAACAGCTTCAGCCGCCCGTTGGTGGACTCCACAT